TCTTTTTATCGTCTTCTATCTTAGCTGGAAGGGCAGTAATACTATCTCCCACTAACACTTTAGGTTTAGTGTTTAGCTTCTTCTTATCATTTTTCCCTTTATCAGCTTTGTATACAGCCGAGCTAACCCAACCATCAAAAAAGTCTTCTAGAGTTCGAGGATGAGCAATACTGCTCTTCTTTGAATCAAAACCATATATTGCAGCAAACCTTTCATCAAGAGTATGTTCAACATCAGCGTAATATGTTTCCATTCCAGCGCGCTGAGCATATCCTAGAATAGTAGCTGCTAGCACAGATTTACAAGTACTAAATCCACCATAAACATGAAGTATCCGCCCAATCGGAATACCTCCTGGAAATATATTTGATATGGCTAGATCTAGAATAGTACATCCAGTTTGACACCAACTCTCAACAGATGGAAGATCAACCACCTCATTAGCTTTCTGTGATGTTTCTTCTATTTCACTTTCAGTTTTTTTAGATCCCATATTTAACTCCTCCTAACTGTTAGCTTCATCCATCTTAGCCAAAGCCCAAGCTATTCCCCTAGTAAATCCAGCATGGAAAGCATCACACTCTGCTTCCGCACTATTCCTACCTTTTATTGGAGGCAGGTTAAAGTATGCTTCCAATGCATTGCATCCAGCATCAATATCCTCATCATCAGGAAGATATTTATCAAATTTCCAATCTTTTGCTTTCATACTTCTGACTCCTCTAAACCATCTCGTTCCTGAGCTTTTTGATTTCTCAAGGCTATTATAGCCTCCTCATCATCTCTCCAACTACTATCATCAACTGGTTTATCACTATGATAATATGCTCGAATAAACAACTGAACAAGATTTCCAATTAGTGACTTCCTTTGTTCAACAGAGGATAAAAGAGTAGATGCTTCATCTGATAACCTGTTAGCCTCTATATACTCTCTAACTGCTTCCTGGTAATCAGAGTGAGTAGTCACAACCGATCCAATAGAATCATTTGTAATCTTACCTGTTAAGTCATAATCTTCAGGCCTCTTTCTAACCTTAGAGAATAAATCAGCTTTAACAAATTCTATATGCTCTTTAGCAGTTTTAGCAGCAGCCTTAATTCCAGATACCCATTGACCAACTTCATCAAATAAAACGGGTTGCTGACTATTTTCCTTCTCTAGACTAAATTGATCTATGGGTAATTTATCACGAAAGTAGTCTAATTTTTGTTTATCTTCATCAGATAGCATTATTCTTCCTCTGGCCTCTCTCTTTTACGGCTTCTTATTTCATCAAGCTTTTGCCTAACTGCAGCAGCCTGATCCTCATCATTTGAGTCATCTCTACCTCTTGAATCACCTCTGCTACTCCTTGAGTCATCTCTACTATCATCTCTGGTGGAGTTTCTGCTATCATCCCTACTCCTTGACTCATCTCTTCTACTTCTCCTGTTTTCATCAGAATTCTCTACTCCTCTATTATCCTCCCTATCCCTACTCCTACTATCTTTAGAATCAGATTTTCTGCCCAAAACAGCTTCCCTCATCTCAGTTGGATTAGGAACCAAAAGAACCTCATCAAATGAAGGAAGATCTTTATACCAGCTACTAGGAATAGGTTTGGTTTCTCGAAGAACATATCCAGTATACTCAGTCCTCTTACCATCATTTCTAACAAACTCAACGTCCCTTCCATTATCTGGATCAGTTGGGTCTAACTTCTCTCCAGTTCTCTTATCCTTTGATAAAGTACAAACTGCTTTATAAATTGATATTGGGCAATCAAACCACTTAGGGCCTTCCTCTTCAGTTTCACGTGACGTAGTATCAACTACAAAAAGAAGAAACCTTCTACTAGGATTAAGTTCTTTTATTGTATCATTATCCGCTCCTGATGCTTTTAGCTCCGCGATTTGATCACATATAGGGCAAGCCTTACCAAACATCTTATCCAAACACAGAAAAGTAGCGTTGTTTGCTCCTACATTATCGTGCTTCCATATTTCTCTGGCAAATGGCCCTGTAGAACTTGGAGCTACTATCCTAATAAAGTTATTTCCATCTTTCTTCTTAGTATTGTATCTACCAATACCCATTCTATCCAGTTTGTTTGTGTCAACATAATTAAAGTTAACACCTCCAGTGCTCACATTAGCACCATCATCAATAGCTTGTTCTCTACTTTTATCCATTGAATTACCTCCAAAATTTAAGTTTATTTTTACTTTTTCTAGATGCTGGAATAAGGATTCCCGATTCTCCACATAGTATTTTAATTGATCGTCTCTACACTTCCAACTCTTATCACTCTATTTTATCAAATCCATGTCTCAAAACAAGCTCTAGCCACAAGTGCTCCTAGCAAACTTTTTCCTCCATAGTAAGTGTTAATTGAAAAGATTTTTAACAAATGAGCAATATCCATAGCATCTTGTACTTCATCATACTTCTTTAGTTTATTATACAAAAATGTCAAGATAGACCGCCTAACTTTCTCACTATCCTCAGTAATAGCATCAAAAGTCATAATAATTTGCTTCCATTTTTTTCTTCTAACATCAGGAGCCATCACTAACAATTTTAATAAATCTAAAACAGTAGCGTCTCTTTCTGTTCCGCTAACTAATAGTTCAAGTGCTTCAACAGTTTCTTTTATTTCGGCAACTTGCTCTAGTGAAACCAAAGCAGCTCTTGGAGATCCATCACAAGTTAATGATATAGCCTCTAGTACATCAGACGAAACATTTAAACTTTTCTTTTCGCAAGCTGATTTAAGAACTTCGATTACCTCCTTTGGTCTTATTAACTCAACTTCATACTCAGTGCATCTATTACGTATAGTTTTGATAATATTCTCTGGATTTGTTGTACAAAAAATAAAGTAGCAATGAGGAGGATTATCTTCTATTGTTTTTAGAAGAGCTTCCTGAGCTTTTCCAGTTAGCTCGTGGGACTCATCAAAAATGTAGGTCTTAGCATTACTTCCAAGACCCATTAGATGTGAGTTTTTAGCTATTTCTCTAACAGTATCAATTCCATTCGTGTTAGCAGCATTTAATTCAAACATGGAATCTTTATTAGATCCAAATTCTTTAGCTAAGATACGAGCAATAGTTGTTTTTCCACATCCAGATGGTCCTTTTAGAAGTATAGCATGAGATCTAGATTCAGAAGGTTTTCTTAGCATACTCCTAAGTGCACCAATAGTAGTTGAATTTCCAACTACATCGTTGAAATTATCTGGTCTGACTTCTTGATAGAGTGACATTCTTTACTCCTTTGGACAACCTCGCAATTCCCTCATAGCATCACTTAGTGAACATTCAAAACAATCAATATCAAACTCACATTCCACTGCAATATCTTTTCCAATCTTGATCTTCTTTACTCCACTTTCTTCAATATTATTATACATTCAACTTACCTCTATATCAGAAAACTTACATAGCAAGAATAAAATCTTCTAGTTTAACTTTCTTTTTATCCACTTCAACAAACTTTCCCTGCTCATTTATTACAATAGAATTCATATTGTACCAATTTTTGCCAATCTCCCAATCAACTCCAAGAGGAATTCCTCTTTGCCATTCATAGCGTTCTGAGCACATTATCTCAGTAACTACATCAATTAGTTCATTCAATTCCGAAATTACAGCATCAAACAAAATAGAATCATGAACCTCACCATTGGCAAATGACTTAAATTTTCTTCTTGCAAATTCTTTTTCAATTCTAATCAAACTATCAAGAAGAAGATGAAATGATGTTCCCTGAATTAGGTTATTGAATAACTGATTGATAGATAATGGCCCAATCCGCCTCCAACCATTAAGTGCTTCCGCGTATCCATCCTTCAAGTAATCATGTATTACCTTATTTTGCCATTCTTTAACATAATGATATTCTTCCCAGAATTCTTTCTGAACTTGAATTATATGATCAGTAGGAACATCAGGAAAAGATCTCGCAACATTCCTATCTATAGAACCATAGAAACTTGGAAATACAAATCCATTCTTTCCTTTATATCTTTCATCTTTAGTCACATAATCTACAGATTTTGTATAAATCCTAGCTGTCCACCTATAATGAGTATCAAAAGGATTATTTCCACCATCAGGATGTTCCTCTGCCCATTTCTTACCTTCTATAATTTGCCTGATAAGTTCTGGATCTCCAGAAAACATACCAATACCCTTAACCTCCATACCACTAAAGTCAACTTCCGGTTGGATTCTTCCTATAGATGGCACTATACTTTTTCTGAATACCATGAGCTCTTCATCATGTTTGAATACATTCTGGAGGTTTGGACTATCTGCAGAAGACCTGTATGTATCCGCCATATTCAAATTATAAGAAGGATGCACATAAAACTTTGAATCCATAACATTTCTATAGTTAGTAACTCTTTCAGTCAAACTACAAGTTTTTCTAAACCTAATAATACCATTAACCAATTTTTTAACATCTTCATTTTTAGTTTTCTGGTATATAATACCCAAAGTTTCTTTATCCGTAGAACCCAAATGTGTTGCGGTCTCCTTGTACTTTTCTATTTTGTAGATATCATATAGAATCTTTTGAAGTTGCCTTGTAGCAGATTCAGGATTAAAGGTATTACCTGATTCCTCTTCATATTGCTTAACACCACGAAGCGACCTCATCTCTTCTATTCTAAGCTCTCGCTCAGCTATGTATTTATTATCAAGCTCATGAAGTACATCCATATCTATTCGATTTCCTCTCTCCCTCAAGTTTACCAAAACTATTGCTCCTTCATGATAAAATTCATAAAATTCTCTCAACTTTGGATTTGCATCAAGAAATTCTTTCTGGTCATAGTAAGACATTAAAGTATATCTTGAATCCCAGCTATTGTAATTACAAATTTTCTCTAATGACTCTGATAGCAACTTTTTAACATCCACTATTCCCTTATAATCATGACCAGTTAGCATAAAAGCCTGAAAGCCTAAACTAGTTGTACTCGAGTTATTATTGATAACATGAGCTGCGATCATTGTATCATGAATAATATTCTTCGCTGGTTGGTTTAAAAACATCCTATTCCATATCTCTTCCATGTTGACATTCTGAACTATCTTTGGAGTATCACTTCTCAAAAACTCTCTCCAGGCACATAGTATTCTTTCCTGTTCTTGAGAATTGAAAATTATATCTCCGTTATCATATTTCAACTTCAAAGGAATAAATACTCCAGAACTTATGTCATTAGATATTGATATTGCTAACAAATCCGCACCTTTTACCCAAGGATATAAAGCAGTAGTTTCATAGTCAAAAGAAGTTGGTTTGTTTGTATTACAAAAACTTCTGATATGTTCAATAGCTTCATCAACATCAGTAATACATTTGTTCCCTTCCTCAGTTAAAGGTTGTGGGAGAGGTTGATCAAGATATGAAATTATATTTGCCAAATCGTAGCCAAGAATAATTTCATCATCTGGATATTTATCTTTCTTCCTTTTTCTGTATCTGAAGAAAGCTGGATGATAAGAACATCCAACCCAGCAGTTATATTTATGGTATGGAACAACTTTTCCATGCATTTGATTAGCAGTGAAACCTTTTAAATACTGAGTTTCCAAAACAGCATTTATAGCTGGAGTACCTAAGCATATAATTAACTTAGGTTTGGTCTCTTCAATATCTCTAATCAAACGTTCTCTACAGCATTTAATTTGATCCTTTGTAGGATCTTTGTCATCACCTTTCGAGTTTTGTCCTGGATAACACTGAATAACGTTTGTCCTTTCACAATCCTCATCCATGTCTATTCCAATGTATCCAAACATCTTACGTCCAAGAACTCCAGATGGGCCAACTAGAGGAATTCCTTCTTTATCCTCCACTCTTCCAGGGCACTGCCCTACTATAAGAATTCCTTTCTTTCCACTCCCAAACCTTTCCATTTTAGGGCTTCTACATTTTCTATAGAGTCCACAGGTAGAGCAATCATATATTTTCTTGCTAGATCTCTTCGCACCTGAACTTGATCGTTTCTTCTCAAACTTTTCAGGGTGCTCCTTTTGATAAATTTCCCATTTACTCAAGAAAAAAGCTTTTTGTTGTCGTTTTCCCATTACCTTATTCGTTCTCTCGAGCTTGCGTTAAATATCTAAGTTTATCAGGATTAGATAACTTATCTGCTTCTAGTATTATCAAACCATTCTCATCATAGTACTTGAAATAAGAACACGTATTAACAATATCCTTCAAAAACACTGGATTAACAAAGAATTCTATATCAATGTTATCAAAATCTCCTTCAACATTAACTTCATCAATTAAAGAACCCAAATCTTTAGCTTTTGATTCAGTTATGCATCTATCATTCAAAATTCGAACAGAAATTTCTTTATCAATCAAATCTACTCGAGAAAGAAAAGTAATCTGTCTTTCTATAACACTATCCATTGTATCAGGAAATTTGATCTTTATAAAACTATCCGAAGTTGGAAAATATTGCAAAACATTTGGATATTCTCCACTTAATATTGATGTGCTAATCTGAGTGCCGTCATTTAGAATAGCTGTAAGACCATCATTTGTGTTGAAAACAATGCGCTTAACTTCACCTGCATTTTTTGACATGATATCAATAAACTTAGGTGGAATAGAGCAATTAGCTGGGACGCTCTTATCCAATTTCCAAACTATCACTCTATATCTATCTGTAGCTATAAGTTTGTCTTCATCTATCATCACCCCACGAATAGGCCCAGATGTTTGATCTTTGGATACATACAATCTACAAATGCTTAATCCCTTGATCAAGTCTCGAATAATATCTCTATCCTCAATAAAA